TGCTTATCGTTACATGCAGTTTGACCCTGAGTCGTACCCTGTAGCTGACTACAAGTTTAACGCAAGCAGTACTCTTGGTATTATTGCTCGTGAGTACGAGGTTACACAGCTTGTGCAACTACTACAAACTATGCAAAAAGACTCACCGTTGTACAACACGTTGATCCAAAGCATTATTGACAACATGAACCTGTCTAATCGTGAGGACTTGTTAGCCGCTATGCAACAAGCTATGCAGCCTAACCCTCAAGCACAACAGATGGCTCAGGCAGCACAACAAGCACAACTACAGTTCCAGCAGTCACAAACAGCAGCACTGTCTGCTCAGGCTCAGGAATCTCAAGCACGAGCGCAGAAGCTTGCTGCTGAAGCTATGGTTGTACCTCAGGAACTTGAGATTGACAAGATTAATGCTATCACCCGAAACCTTAAAGAAGGTGATCAAGAAGACAAAGAGTTATGAAAGTGGCTGATGCTCTCCTTAAAGAAAAAGCAATAGAAGGTAAAAGTAATGCTAATGACAACCAAAGAGTTTCAACTCCTAACGTACAAAATCAGCCAGCAGTTTCAAGACCAATGGGACCGGTTGGAGAAATTGGAACGCAAGGTGGAGGAACTCAGTAATGCCAAAGTCGAAAGACCCAAAGCTAGCACGAGACAGCGAAAGACACAAAGCGTGGCGTCTAAAAAATCCTGAGAAATGGAAAGCTATTCAAGTTAGGTCTAGAGAAAAACGAAAAGAAAAAATTAAAGCGCATGATGCTGAATATCGTCAAAGACCTGAAGTAAAAGCGCGTAATGCAGCATATCAATCTAAATATCGAGCTACCCTTAAACAACGTACTCCATCTTGGGCTAATAAAGAAGCTATAAATTTTGTTTTTTACGCAGCACGTTGTATCAATGATGTGTACAAAGGCAATGTAACTGTAGACCATATAATACCTTTACAAGGAAAAAACGTGTGCGGACTTCACGTAGAAAACAACTTACAGCTTATGTCTCGCTCAAAAAACTCTAGTAAAGGAAATACACATGGCTAAGGGAAAAGATCCAAAACTAGCAAGAGCAGGTGTTTCAGGGTACAACAAGCCAAAGCGAACGCCTAGTCACCCAACAAAGAAGTTTGTAGTAGTTGCCAAGGAAGGCGACAAGACTAAGACTATTCGTTTTGGTGATGCCAAGATGACTATTAAGAAAGACCAACCAGCGCGACGTAAGTCGTTTAGAGCACGTCACAAGTGTGACACAAACCCACCTAGTAAACTAACGGCACGATACTGGTCGTGCAAAAAATGGTAATAAGCATTACCAAAACGCTAAAAAATGGTAAGGAGATAACTATGGCAGGAGTAATTATTAAAGGAATGGCTAAGGCGGCTGAAAAAGTAGCCAAAGAAGCCAAAAAACACGGTAAGGACTTAACAACAAAAAAGACACCTAATCAGAAAAAGTCTGAAAAAGCTACCAAAGGCCAACGTACTTATCGAGAAGGACAACGGAAAGCAGGTGCTGGAGGTGCTGTTGGAGGTTCTGGTGTTACTGCGGCTACTATGTCTTCTTCAGGTGAAACAGACTATACAGCAGCTAATGTAGATCTCAAGTCTGACAAAGGACTACCCGTAGCTGACATGAGCCGTAGTGTCGATGTGCGTGGCACAAAAAATGGTATGAAGTATTACCAAGACGGTAAAGAAGTAAGATTACCAAAGGGGAAATAATTATGGCATGTGGATGTACTAATAAAAACTGCGGTTGCGGTGGACACTCTAAGGGAAAGAAACGTGGCAGCAAAAAGAAAGGCTACTAAAAAAGCTAACGACGCATGTGCTAAGAAGGTCAAGTCCAGATACAAGGTATGGCCTTCAGCATACGCCTCTGGTGCTGTAGCTAAGTGTCGCAAAGTAGGCGCTAAGAACTGGGGTAACAAAAGTGGCCGTAAGAAAAAGTAAGAAAGGTGCTGCCCTTAAGAAGTGGTTTAACGAGGAGTGGGTAGACGTTAAAACAGGTAAACCCTGTGGACGTAAGTCTGCAAAGAAGGGTGAGTCTAAGCGTCCCTATCCTTCCTGTAGACCTAAAGCAGTTGCAGCTAAAATGACTAAAGCTGAAAAAGCTTCTTCCGCTAGACGTAAAACAGGACCAGCTAAAATTAAACACGCAGTCACAGCTTCAGGTAAACGAAGAAAGTCTACAAGAAAAGCTTGACTTTTACTCAAAAGTATGCTATAATAAAACTATAGTTAACCAAAAGACAATTAAAGATGAATCCAGAGCTTGAAACCTACTTCGACAACTACAACGAACTCTTCAATCACAAAGGTTTTAAACAACTCTTAGAAGAAATAACTAATAATGCTACTCAGTTGTCTGACATACAGACTGTAAAAGATATAGAAGAACTCTACTATCGTAAAGGCCAAGTTGCAGCTTTCGCTACTATAATTAACCTACAGGCTACTATAGAGAATGCAAGAGAGCAAGCAGAAGCAGAAGAACAGGAAGTAGAGTATGTATAAGGTGTACGATTTCCGTTGTGACAACGGTCACGTCACTGAAGAATTTGTAGAAGCTAGTGTTACAACCAGTAGGTGCGGTTGTGGTGCTAACTCTACAAGGATGGTATCTGCCCCGTCTTTCCACCTAAATGGCTCCGATGGTTCATTCCCCGGCGCACATATGAAATGGGTAAGGGAACACGAAAAAGCAGGTCGTAAACTATAACATCTCCATAATGATATAATCACGGAGTTTAATTATGTCAAGAGCACAGATTGTAGATCCACAACCTGAAGAGGACAATGTGGACACAATTGAAAACGAAGTAGAAGAGATTCAACAAGAACAAGAAGTTGAGCAACCTCAAGAACAACCTGCAGTTCCAGATAAGTACCAAGGTAAGTCTCTGGAAGAAGTTGTACAGATGCATCAAGAAGCTGAGAAGCTTTTAGGTCGTCAATCTTCTGAAGTAGGTGAACTTCGTAAAGTTGTAGACGATTACATTAGTACTCAGACACAACAACAAGCACCTCAACAATACGTTGAGCCTGAAGACGATATAGACTATTTTACAGATCCTCAAGCCGCTGTCAACAGAGCAATTGAGAATCATCCTAAAGTTTGCTGAGTGGATAAAAGCTTCTAAAATTAGGACTCAATTGTTTGTAGCCGCTGACCAACAGTATGATGCTGACTCTGCTGACGAACTCTTCTCACTCTGGAAAGAACGGAAGCAAGTAGTAAAGCAGACCGCTAATGTTGAAAAACAGGAGCGTAAGCAACAACTAAAGGCAGCTAACACAGGCAACGCCAGAAGCAGTGCTGAAGGAAGCCGTAAGAAGGTATATCGCAGGGCCGACATTATTAAACTAATGAGAACTGACCCAGAGCGTTACCAAAGCTTGTCCGAAGAAATCTTACAAGCGTACGCAGAGGGTCGTGTCAAATAATCTATTAGGAGATTAACATGGCTACTACAACATACACTTCTTCGCCTGCAGCAGCAGCGTTTACAGCGAAGACCGAAGCATCAGCGTTTATTCCAGAAATCTGGAGTGACGAGGTAATTGCTGCTTACCAGAAGAACTTGAAGATGGCTCCCCTTGTCAAAAAGATTGCAATGTCTGGCAAGAAGGGTGACCGCATTCACGTCCCAGTACCTGTCCGTGCAGACGCAAACGCTAAGTCTGCTGACACTGCAGTTACTGTAATTGCAAACACTGAAGACGAAATCACAATTGACGTTGATCGTCACTTTGAGTACTCTCGTCTGATTGAGGACATCGTAGAAGTACAGGCACTCAACAGCCTCCGTCAGTTCTATACTGAAGACGCTGGTTATGCGCTTGCTAAGAAGGTTGATACTGACCTCCACCAAGTTGCTACAGCTTTCCGTATTGACGGTGCTAACGCTAAGTGTTTAGCGACGACTTCTTCCGTGACATGATTCAGAAGATGGACGACAACGACGTTCCAATGGACAACCGTTGCCTTGTAATCCCACCTTCAGTACGTAACCAGATCCTTGGTATTCAGCGTTACGTGTCTTCTGACTTCGTAAGCGGTCAGCCAGTTGCAAGCGGCCTTATCGGTAACCTTTACGGTGTAGACGTATACGTGTCTTCTAACTGTGAAGTTATTGAAACAGCTTCTGAAAACGGCGCTGGTCCTGAAGTACGTGCTGGACTCTTGTTCCACAAGGACGCTATTGTTCTTGCAGAGCAGATGTCTGTACGTTCACAGACTCAGTACAAGCAGGAGCACTTGTCAACTCTGTACACTGCTGACACTCTCTACGGTGTCGAGTGCTACCGTCCTGAAGCTGGTTTTGTTCTGGCTCTGCCAAACTAAGCATAAGCTAAAACTCAAGGGGTCAGCAATGGCCCCTTTACCTTTTCTGACTCAGGAGAACATCCATGTCACGTTTAGCCAAAGATTCTAACTCAGCGCCTATCCAGTGTTTACGTCCGGGAGCTGCTCAGACAGTATCCGTATCAGGCACTGCTGCTTCTTCAACTTCTAT